TAAAACCCATTTGCTAGGGTTATTGCGGTGTCGGAATTAATTGCAGCTAGTATTAAATCGCTTATTGTTTCGGCTCTTTTATATCCAAAGTTACTATTTTTTATGACAATGTCAACATCCATAGTAACGGCATTCGTATAACTGATTTTTCCTTGTTCCTGTGCGGATGTTCTGCCTGTCATAATTATATATTCATCAGTTGCCGAATCAGGTGCTATTCCATCGTAAACAGGCAATGCACTTGAACTTGTCAAGTTGGTATAAAACCACTTCTTTATTTCTATATTAGGATTAAGCATTTAATAATTTATTTAGTCTTTGTATAAGTTTAGGTTTTTCCATTTCGTAAGCTGGAACTAAAAATGGTTGTGGTCGCATACCTTTTCTTAATATGCTTAAAGCTATTACATAAGCTAAACCTTTATCATTTTTACCATTGCCAATTCCTTTACGCTTTACCCACAAAGTTAATGCTTCAACCATATCCTTAAACTTACCTCCGCTTTTACCTTTAAATTGCTGGGCATAAGATTTGAAATCAGCAGGTACATTTACTTGTGGTCCTGTGCCAAATTCAACATAAGCAGAATACGAAGCATTAGCAGCAACCGAATATGTCAACTCGCCATCCTTTGTAAGTGCTATTGAGTTCCTTAATTGACCAAAGTTTACAGGTGCTAATCTTTTGGCTTGATTCTCTATTTTTAGTGCAGATGCGTTTATTTCATCACTTACATCAACTTTTAATGCAGTAGTTAAGTTATTTAACTTGCCTTCAAGTTCCTTCATTCCACTTAAACTTACTGCGAATGCCATTAGTGGTACATTAATATTTCGTAAAATCTAAACTGATTCTCTACATCCTTAATTGAATGGATTGTGTACATTTCTCCTTCAGCCTCTATTTTGTACATATTGTTAATTGTTACATCGTACCTGATAAATACTTTAGCAGAACGAGTAAAACTCAATTGTAATTCTAACAATGCCCTATTCTCATCCATAGGTCTAAAATCCCCAAATACGACCTCTTGTAAGGCATAGGTAGTTGTGTAGCCACCTTGCCCATCAGCGGTGATTGTAGGCACATACAAGCCTATTTCCGAGTACATTGTGTTGGCATCAACATAGTTTGCCTTTTTGCTTCCTATCCTCATAATATTGGGCTTATTCTTGTCCAGCGTTGACACGCTTTCCAAGTCTTTTCACAAATACCTGTATCACTATCCAATCCTCTATTTTCGTAATCGTAACTAACTTGGTCTAAAATAGCAATCTTTAAATCGTTCGGAATGGTTGCGTAACCTACCACATAAGTAGCCTTTAGGTTTTCAAATTGCGGTCTTTGTAATTGTGGGAACTTACCACCAACTAATGTGTAATCAGCAGCAACAATAGTGTCTCCGTTTTGGTCTATTAAAGATGTAAAACTATTCATCGGACCATAAGGCAGATTAAAATGTCCATCCCAATTTGTAAACCATACAACCGCAGTCTTTGCAATTAAACTTAATCCTGTACCTACTTCAACCGCTTCCCTTGCTTGTTTAATCATCAAGGTAATTTGGTTATCATCAACATTTGTAGTAACCCTACAATACAATTTTGCCTCTGCTAATGTAACAGGCTCAACAACTGTACCTATGTCGGTCAAAGTAAAATCAATGATAAAATTATTATATGACATACATCTTTTTTACAAATTTACAATAAATATAATAAAAAACCCCCTACTAAATGTAAGGGGTCTTTATTATCTATGTTAGATTAAATTAAACGTTACCCAAATCAGCATAGATTGCTGCTGTTGGTTGCATTAAGTTAATATCTTCATAACACTCAATTCTCGCAGTAACCATATTTTGTTGGAAGTTAGATGCGTTCTCATAAGAGAATTCAATAGCTAATCCTTCAACTTCAATACGCTCTACGAAACTGTTATCCATAATTAAAACCTTATCATCAGTAACCCAAGATGCAGCAATAATAGGAGTTCCCCATATTGTCATACCACCATTTGGATTTACGATAACTGAACCATTACCAGCATAGTAACCCAAAGTGATTGTTTCTTTCAATAAGCGACCTAATTGTGCAGGGCTTACTAAAGCAACTGAAGATACAAAGTTTGCACTCTTTTGGTTGCCGATGTAATCAACTAATTGCTTTAAATCAACAGTTTCAGCAGTTGTTGTAGAACCTGTTGCAGCAGCAGATACAGTTGCAAAGAAAGCAGAGTTTTCAGCTTTAAAGAAATCTCTAGTCAACATTCTTGGTAAAGTTGTGCTTAAGAAAGGCAAACTTCTAGCCATTTGTTTTGAGAATGTAGAGAAACCTGCGATGTAATCATTAACCACTTTAACTTCGCTTAATGCGTAGTTGTTCTCACCTTTGTTTGAACCTTCAGTTTGTGCAGCAATGTTGTTAGTTGTTGCAGTCTCTTTGTAGAATACATACAAACCACTTTCACTTCTTACTGTTGGAACTAAATCACGGAAGTTAATTGCTTGACTTGGTAAAACTGAAGCGTTAATAGCGTAAGATGCTTGAGCATCTCCTGTTAAACTTGCACCTAAAGTCATTGATTTTACATCTCTTAAATCTAAACGATACTTACCATTTGATTTCATTGATTTTTCCATTTCATCCAATTTGCCATCTAATTTTTCTACGATAGCTTCATCTAAAAACTTTACTTGTTTAGATGCGTTTTTCTTTTGTGCAGCAGCTTGAGCGTCAAATTGTTTTTGTGCTTCATCTTTTACTACACGGATTTCAGCGTTTGTTGCTTCCAACTTCGCTTCAATACTAGCTTGAAAACCTTTAAGGTTATCAGCCATTTCGTTAATTACGTTTTCCATTTTTACTTTTTTAGTATTTTATTAAATTCTTTAATTGCCTTCAAGATTTCAGCATCATTGTTTTTGATTTCCTCAATTATCGGCTGGGGTGCTTCTGCGACCGCAGTGATTTCTTTAACGATTTCAATCTCTAATAAATCCGCTTGAATCCTTTTTATTTCAATCTCCATCAACGCAAAAGTTTCATCGGTAAATTTACCGCCTTTAAACGCTTTCAAGAGTTTCTCTAGCCTGTTTGCTAATTGTTCTTTCTTTACTTCACTCTTTACTGAAATAGTTGGTGTTTCAGGGTTTGCTGCCCATAATACCGCACTACCTTCATAAAGTTTAAGTTCAGTAATTGTTCTTACTCCATCCTTACCTACGCTTGAATTTATTGTAGTAAATCCAATTGAATGCTGATTGATTAAACCTGCATCGTACATCTTCATAATATCTTCGCCTGTTTCGGTCATTACTATTGGAGTAACTGCAATAAGCATATCACCTTCAACATATAATTGTTCAGGCTTACCGATAACGGCTTCCATTTCAGCACAATGGTCAACTAAAGACCATATCAAGTTTTTACCTGCTGGACCTCTTTCACTTAAAGTCTTTGTGAATGCTTCAGGAACGATAATATCATTGTCTAAATCTACATTACCTGTCCTTGCCCATACCGCTTTTACTCTGCGTTGTTCGGTATCTACATCCATTACTTCGTAGCCGATGTCTTGTTTTTCAACAATTAAATCTTTTGATGCGTAAGTTTTCATATTTACAAAGTTATATTTTTTTTTATTATTCAAACAAGTCTGCAATTAAGTTTCCTATTTGCATTCCTACCACATTAGATAAATATCCCCATATCATACCAATTCTGCCTAATGGCGGTTGTTTATCATAAGTAATTAATTTGCCTCTTGCATCTCTTACTGCCTCATATCCCATAGTACAACGACAATTGCAAACTTGAGCCAAAGGTGCTTTTGAATCACAAGGGTGGTCCATTAAATCAAATCCTGTTTTATAATCTTTCACCTCAAATTGTTTTTCCATTGGTATTTTAACCCCATCCATATGCAAGTGGTCAGTTTGGTCTCTTGGCTGCCTTCTAGTCCTAGCATCTTTTGTGGCAATCCATTCTTTATTAGTTTTTAATCCTGTACTAATTGCACCTACTTGACTACCTAAATTTGCCGCTCTACCTGTTTCCGTTCTTGCTATTAACTCTGCACGATAATCGGTAATACCAGCAGTTTTAAGTTGTTTGATTATGTCATTTAAAGGTAATCCTTTTTCTAGTCCATTCTTAATGTAATAATCTATTTGCTTTCTAGTTGTTTCGGTAATATCTTGAGCCAATGTCGTTACACCATCCTTTTCTAATATCTTTAAAATAGCATAAGCAAACATATCAGTTTGTTGGCTTTTAACCTCTAATCTTTCGTAATTGGATTTAATGCTGCTTTTAAGGCTTTTAGAGGACACTTGAGCCATTTTAGTACCCAAAGACACGTGAAGTGTTTTAATGGTCTTTTCAATGCCCTTATAGCCTATTGCGTATAAATCTTGGGTACGGCAATATACATCCACTTGTTTTTGTAGTTCTTTTTTGAACTTCGGTGAGTATTGCTTTAATGCGTTGGCATATAATTTTTTATAATCTTGCCAAATCATTTTATGGATTTAGGTTATCAGGAATATTCAAAGGTTGGAATTGGTCAATAGTTTGCAATCCTGTTGGGATATAAAGTTTCTCCAATTCTTCGGTAGGGATATAATCAGGCACTTCAATATTCATTATATCTAACTTTTGTTTAGGGCTAATCCACCACGCCTTATCTAGCCAATCAGTCTGCTCGGATTTATTTGCTTCTAATTCTCCGTAAACTGAAAGGTCGTAATCCACATAAAGATTTGTTCCTTTATAACCCCAGTCCGTGTGTAATTTCCTATTAAGGTTTTCAGTCAATGAGTTAAGTAATGGGATGGCACAACGAAGTGTTAATGCCTTTTCCCCTTCTCTTTGATTGTTATAGGTCTTTGAATCGCTATCGTTTAAAAGTTGACTAGGTACTCCGTAGATATTACAAAGTGCTTTTAAATCCCATTTTTCCGATTCAATGATATTAAGTTCAACAGGAGAAAGTCCGATTTGTTTCCAATCTACTTTATAACCTGATACTGCAATTGAGTTAAAGTTAGCTGAACCGCCCTTTTGACTTACTGCGGTTTTAAGTGCTTGTGCCTGTGCTTGACCACTTGTAGGGTCAAACCTTTCATCGTTCATAAATAAAACTCCAGCAGGTCCACCATTTTGGAATGATGCAACGGCAGCGGTTTTAGCTTCGTTACTTCTAGTTAAATTTTTGGCTGCTGCTCGTAGCGGTGATTGTCCGTACAATTGTCCACCTGTAACTCCCCATTGTGGATTAAAGTATTTATCGTGTAAGATTTCTTTTGTATCAAATGACCACATTTGTCCGTAATATAACTGATACCCAGCCCTTGTTGGGGGGAACACATTGATATTTGCAATGATAGCCATATACTGACTAGGCAAAGCAAATAGTTCAAATGGTTTGCCCTGATTGTTTCCTGCTTCAATAAGTTTGCCATAAATAAAAGAATTACCTGTTATTAACTTAAAACCGCACCATTGTTCAACCAAATCACTCCAGCAATCTTCCTCATTAGGATATTTTAGCAACTCGTTTAAGCGTTGGTCTCCTGTGTAAAGTTCGTATGCCTTTTTATGTAAAGTCTCAAGTTCTTTTAAGTTGATGTCTTTTTGTGCAGCTAAAGATTTGTATTTCTTTGCAGCCTTTTCATCTACAACCTTATAAACGTGGAATGGTGCAATTTTAGCTTTGTCGGTAATTAGTTTAATGATTGAGTAAACTATATCGTTTGCTACATATCCATCATCAACAAAACTTCTTTGGTCAGCTCCTTGCCAAGTAACTATACCCCTTTCAATTGCTATTTGGGAGTTCATTGGAATTGTTGGAAATAGTGTGTTAATCTTCTTTTTAGTGAAGATGTCAAATAAACCCATATTATTAGAATTTAAACAAAGTTAAAGAAATTTAAGTTAAAATACACTTACCGCAAATTTAGGTTTTGTCAAGTGAGTAAATACTGCGTATCGTGAAGCATCTAAAGCATCATCATTTGCTTTTACAGGTTCTTCAATTACATTATCATTTTTATCCTTTTTCCATTTGTAAGACATAAATTCCCTTTTAAGATTTTGGCTATGAAAGTGAATGTTTATAGGATATGATTTCATCTTTACTATTCCTGCCCATACATCTTTTTGAGCAGGTTTAATATTAAATCCTTGTCGGTAAAGTTCCTCTATTGATTTTGGTTCGGCTGCATCTGCGTATATGGTTGCTCGTTCAGGTACTTTCTCTTTTATCAATCTTGTTAGGTCGGATAAAGTTAATCCGCTTTGATAAATGATTTCCTCAAAGTAATTTTCGCCTTCGTGATGTGTAACCTTTATTAGTGCAGCTGGATGCACATAACCAAAGTCAAGCCCATAGAATACATCTCCTTCGGGTGCGGTGTCGTATTGTTTCCATTGTGTGTAAATAAGTTCTTTTGCTGCACCTCGTTCTCCTAAT